GTTGGTTTAGTTCCTGCTAGTGCTGCTGCTGCCGGTCTTGGTGGCATGGCCGCAGGTCAAGCTATTAGTGCAGTAGGTAACATGGCTGGTCTTGCCATTGATCCAGAAGCACCTGGTTCCAGTAACACATCCAATTCACGTATGAGCATGCAAATGCCTGCTATGCGTATGTATTAAGTAGTACTTAATATTTAAGACTGCTAAAATTTTCATTAGATAGGACTTTTGTCCGATCTTTAATCTGACAAACTAATCCGGCGACACTGGAGGATAAAAGAAAGTGTTCTTAGACAACGATTTTCCTAAGATTTTAGGTGCGGAGCTTTACCGTCCGCATCCTGCTTACATTTGCGAGATGGCGGTTGAGCCCGTGGTTGTCCACGACTTCACTTCTCAACCTGGCCAAACGGTTCAGCTTGATCGTTATAAATTCTGGGGATCGCCCGGCACCAAGGATAGCCGTGAGCGTATCTCTGATCAAACGATTGGTACTGCTAACAGCCGCAACATCACCAAGGAGAAGGTGCTTGTTGTGCTGAAAGAGTACACCGGCCCTGCAGATCCGGGTGATCCTACTCAGCCTTCTACCTTTAAGATTGCTCGTGAAACTCTGATTACTGCTCAGCGTTTGCTGCTTGATACCGGCAACCTGAACATGTTCCATCAGAGCATCGGCTCTCTGACCCTGTTAGACGATTATCGTCGTTGGCGTGACCGCGTGTTCATTGATGAACTCGCCAAAGCAGAAGCAAATGGTCAAGCCTCTTCTACTCAAGGTGGTTACTATTTTGCTGGCGATAAAGCCAAGGATTCTAGCGGCCGCGTGTCTTACACCGTTGCTGAATATGGCGCTCAAGTTCAACAGTTCTCTGTTCGCACTGACCTTTTAGAAGTCGTCAAGGATCTGCGTAAGCGCAACGTTCCTACCTTCGCTGACGGTCTGTATCGTTGTATTTGCGATCCCGTCTTCATGATGCATCTGCGTCGTGATCCTGACTTCCGCGAAATCGCTCGTTACTCTGGTAATCCTGGTCAAGGCATGTACATGGGCAACCCCATGATGCCTAACAACTCCAGCTTCTATATGGGTCCCCAGGCTGGACAAGGTTATTTCCTGGCTGGTGAACCTGTGATGCCTACTGGCGTTCAGTTTGAAGGCGTTAAGTTCTTCGAGTCGACTAACTTCCCTACCAAGAATGTTACTGCTTCGTTTGATGCTGGTAGCACCTACTCTTCTCAGGAAGTTGCTCAAGGTTACTTCTTCGGTCCTCAGTCCGTTGGTGTTGGTATTGGCGGCCCCAATGCTCAGGTGCTCATCAATAACAACGATGACTTTAGCCGGTTCATCATTCTTATCTGGCAGCTCTATGCTGGTTTCGAAATTCTGAATAAGGACTTCATCACGACTGCATTTAGCTTCGTTCAAGATGACGGCGATATCTGATAAAAAATAAAAGTAAACCTCTATTGAGAAAGTAAATGGCATACTTATCTGCTAAGAAAATCTATCCAGGGGACATGACTGAGCCCCTGAATGGTTGGTACAAAAATATTGACACCAACGATAGTGGCAGCAACGATGCTTCAAAGGGTGGCCCGACTTCGGTTCTGGCCAACCCTGGCTGGCAGTTTTATCAACTGCGTGGTTATGTGCCTGTTACCACTGCTACTGGTGACGGCTATACCACCGTTGCTGATGTCATCATTCCTTCCCCTTATAAGAATGACGACACCCGCACCAACATCACCGGTATGACTCTTACCGCTGATAGTGCTCGTCCTGCTTATGTGTATCGCGCTGCTATTTCCGTGGCCTCTGGCTGGGACGATGGTCGCGTTGCTGAAGACGGCCTGACCACCTCTGGTGCTACTCAAGTCATCGGTTTTGGTCCTGGTACTGCTAGTGCTCCTGTTAGCTTCTCTGGTGTTGTCCAGGGTGCAAACCTGACCGCTACCTCTAACAACATCGCAGCTGGTGCTGCTGGCCTGGGCGCTAACCCCTTCCAGACTGCTACTACCTTAACGGCTCCAATGCTGTATAAGGAGTACACCACTGATACCACCTTCCGCGTTTACTCCAAGGCTGCCACTAACTCCACCTCTACTAACGGTGGTTGGGCAATCTCTGATGCTGATAAAGACGCTGGTCGCACCGGTTACATCCTTTGCGAAGTCTGCTTTATCCGTCCCGATGTGGCTGTTGAGTATGACGACATGGAGCAATACTTGCCTTATCGCACTGTTTCTTGATCAATTTAGTTATTGATCATTAATTAGAGTAATATGGGACCAGTGATTAATACACTGGTCCTTTATGCTTTATCGACATAAAAAAAACGGAGCTCGAATCAAAGTTGTCTCCGAATGGGATGAAGGTGATTGGTACATGGTAGAAGACCAAGACGGTCGTATTTATACCGTGTACAAAACAGAAATTGAACCTGACGAGCCAGCAACCAAGAAGGTTAAAACCCTTCAGGTAAAAGATGCAGCTAAAGGCGATGAACCTCGTAAATTCCCTACTGAAACGCGGTTAAATATTAATACTGCAACAGCACAAATGATTGCTGATCACATTAAAGGCGTGGGAATTAAAACTGCAAAAGAAATTAAAGATTTACAGATGTCATTATCTGGAGAACGCTTTAATAACTTAGAGCAGTTGAAAAAGATTCCACGTGTTGATTGGGAAAATGTATTTGCAGCAGATTTAATTCGTGTTTAACAAATAGCCCTTCGGGGCTTTTATTTTATAAATAATTAAGCAGATTATAATAAACAAATAATGACGGGGCGTTGTGCAGTTATCTGAATTCAATAAAAGCCGTATTAGATACCACCTGGGATACTATGTTGTTAGTGTTCCGGCGGGGGACTATGCGCGTCTAGAGGAAGCAATGAATTCTGTTCCGGATTCAGTTTTCCACGATAAACTTGTTTATCAGATTGGACGTTGTGATGCTGCTGAACGCAAAACACAACTTGCTTCTTATGAGGATGGTTTCCAGCCTCCTAGCACGCGAATTGAAGGCATTGTTGGTGACGTTGACCGTACAATTCGTTCCAGCAATGTCAAAGAATCTTTGAAAGTATGGGACGAAGTTTATTTGTATGAGACAAATCGTCTTGCACATATTCTTTATGTTCCTAACTACAAAGATCCTTTCCAAGCACGTTACCGTTATGAGCGCTCTGGCGCTGAATTTATTCAGGCATTACCAGGCCCAGCTGACACTGCAGTAGGAGCCAATATTTACCTTCACCTTAACTATCGTTGATCATGGATTCTTTATTTGACAATTGGTTACGCTCAAGAGGTGTTCCTGTCAGCGTTCCAGTTGATCCTATTGGGACAAGTTCTTACGAAAAAATACAAAAACAAGCAGCTCAGGTACTGCAACGTAATATACCTCCCAATCTTCAAGGTGCTGGATTTCAAAATGTAAACACCAATATTATTGGTGAATTAAATCGTATTGAAAATATGCCTTTAGGAGCAGAAAAAGAAGCTGCTCGTAATCGGGTTCAACAATATCTACAAAGGCAATCGAGCCTGCAAAAGGGCCCAACAAGTTTTACAGGCAGTCAAGGTCCTACAGGTGAATTACGCGCTCCAGGCTCAACTCGACCCCGTATTAATTACAGTGTTAGGCCTCAATCTCCATTTCCAGGTACTCCTTATGCAACTGATTATGGTTTAACGCGTCAATCGCCTATTCCACAAATGAGTAGCGATATTCGTAGAGCAAATACACCTAGGCCATCTGCTGGAAGAGCACCAGTAAACTTTTCACCTTGGGGGCAAGGAGCTTCCACTGCACCTCCTATTGGTCGACCAAGGGCCACAGGTACTGAAAGAATTGTTGGCAATGCTCCCCTTCGGCAGGCTACCTCTGGTGCTAAAGGCCTTAAAGGTGTAAAAGTTGGTCCATTAAGTGCTGTTGTTAATGCAGGTCTTATTGCCAACGATGTATATAACGCAAGTCAAACAGGCGGTGATCCTTTACGTACAGGATTAAGAGGTGTGGTAGGTATAGCCGGTGGTACTTTAGGTGCTGCAGGAGCGGGTCTTTTAGGTCTTCCTACAGGACCAGGGGCTGGTGCTGCTGCTATAGGAGGATACCTGGCTGGTAACACTGTTAGCGAAGAACTTTTTGATGCTTTTTATCCACGGCAAAGAAAAGAGACAACAAAACCCGGCGGCTACTTAGATTTACAAATTGATCCAACTACTAATAAACCTACGTTAGTTACAAAGGCAGGTCCTCCAATTTCTTCTGCAGGCAGCAGACAGGGGACCGGAGCCTGGACAATAAACGGCTGGGATCCAAATGCTAAACCTTATACCCCAGAAGTAGATGAAATTATTGTCCCAACTTATAATCCTCCAGTAGCAGACGGAAGCACCGTGCCAACTGCTAATCCTCAGAACACTGATCTTCCTCCTTCCTCTGAACAAGTGGCTCCTGTTGATCCTTATGCTTATAGTCTCTCTATTTATGGCCAGGGGCGTCAAGCAGCAGATTCACAAGAAGCAATGAATAAAGTTCGTGATCTTGGTTTAGCTATTAATCAAGCTAAATATTCACAGTTTTATCGCGAATCTTATAATCCTTTAATGGCAGCAACGTTCCCTGAGCGTTATCAAAAGACACCTGAAAACTTTGTTGTTCAACAAGGTATTCAAGTTCCTGTTGCTATGACCGCTAAAGATAGTCAAGCAGAATTATTTGCAGCAGAAGAAGATGCAAATGTTAAACGTCTTGATCAATCTAGTCAAAGAGTAGAAGAATTCTTAAAAGACTATTTAAGTAAAGGAGCCATCTAATGCCTACCGTATCCCAGCTATTTGGTTTAAGTCCAGCAGAAACTAATGCTTATTACAACACCATTGCTGGTGAAGCATTCCAAGGAGGACAAGGAGGAGACATCGCTGGTGTGGCACAAAATTTACTTGCCAGGCGCTTAGCTGGTAACTGGGGCGGCACTAATATGGTTGATATTGCCAAGAGTCCTTCACAATATATAGCTAACGATCCTTATACAGCGCAACAAATTAGTCAACGAAATATTCGCGGGTTTTCTCCTGAAGATTTTCAACGTTTAATTAATATTGCAGAAGATCCTTCAAGAGTTGGAGCAGCGTTTCAAAAATCACAAGGATCTCAATCCTTCCGTGGACAAGAACTCCTTGGAAATAGAAAGCCAGGTAATGTGCGAGCAGGAGGAGATATGATGTATGAACCACAAGGTAATTTTTTCTTTAATCCTTTAAGTGAAGATTTATACGAAAAAGGGGTGCAGGTGTTCCAAGGGGCAGGGCCTCTTCCTTCTTCTAATGCCGCTTATGCTGCAGATGTGCCGGATGGAACAGTAGCTGGTGGCTACACCAACACAAGTTCAACCAATCCTACTGGAAATATCGTTATTAATAATTACATTGGTGATGGCACTGAAACTAAACAAAAGAAAGAAAAGAATTTTGTAGATAGTTTAATTGGTTCTTTGATGAATCAAGCATTAAACAGAAAAGATCCTATTACTGCTATGATGAATAGTATGATTCAAAGAGGATCCGGATATTTAAATCCGCTTGGTCTGTATAATCAATTCCTAAAATGAGCGCAACTAATACCAACAAACAACCTGTTTTTATCGATCGTCCTCTTATTGCACGATCAAGGCTTACCAACCAAATTGTTGGTACAGCAACGGACTTAACTGTTCAGGGTGGACAAAGCCCTGCTTTATTGGTAGACATGGATGCAAGTCTATCTTCTGATAACAACAGTGGTGGAATTATTGACTCAATTCGCATTACGCGTGACAACACTAGTGTTGCTGTTAGCCCTGATTACACTGTTAATGCATCTTCTTCCGGTAACTACATTGGTGTTGTAAGTGGCCAGACTGTTTATATTGAAAATTCAGGTGTTCTCGCTAGCG